GAGTACTTCCATTTTTATCAGTATTGAATAATTGATCTATTTTAACTTGAACAGAAATTAAATCAGCATATTTATTTTGTATTTTATGAGTAAACTCTTGACAATTATTTTTAGCTTCATCTAAACGTTTTTTTAACGAAGATAAATCGCCGACAACAGGTGTGGCTGTCGCGGTTGATTTTGAATTGTATTTTAAAACAGATACGCCATCTACATCTTGAAAAGAAAAAACATTAGACTTATCGGTAGATATTAACGGATTATCTATTGTATAATCAGATTCATTTAAATATATTTTTTGATTATACCTGTATATTGTTGAAGGAAATTCATTAAAAGGACGACTTACCTCTTCTCCATAAGATATATTAAAGCCAAGATTTACAAAGTTTAATTTATTTAATTTGCTATCAATCAAAGGAACATCATTATAATAAACGCCTTTTCCTAAACACAAATCTGAATCAACGGAAGAATTATTTACAGATACGTATTTCAAAAGATTACCATCTTTATCAACTAAGCCTTCAATTGTTCCTTCGCAAATTAAATCTGTAGTTATTAGCCTCTCATCTGTTTCTAACTTATTATCTTTTATTTCACTTAGAGTTACATTTGACGGAATGGTGTTGTTTATAAACATAATGTTTTGTTAATTCAATTTTTAACTATTTGAACATTACCGCCTCCACCATAACCAGCAAAAGAACTTCCGCCAGCAACGGAATAAACCGTTCCTTCGGCAGCAGAAATTCCAATATCATTAGAAATAACTGCACTTCCTATTCTCAACCTTCCATAACCAATAGGTACAGCTATATTTCTATTCAAAACATTTCTTATTCCACCAATGATTGTTGAGTTTGTTTTTACGTCTTTAGGTTGTTTTGGGCTTAGTACGATTGACAAAACTATTGATAAAGCTATTAAAGTTAATCCAATTATTACCATAGTAGTTGGCTCAGATCCTTGTATAATAGGAAGTATTTTTACTGTACATCCAGAATTTAAAATTTTACTATTTAATAAATGGTGAGGCATGATTTTATCATCTATATAAACAACAAAATGCGTCATTGTCTTTTCTAAATCTTTATAAAATTTTGTTATTCTATTTGTGTTAGCCTCTATAGCTTCAAAAACTTCTAAAACAGAATTTACATTTAAACTCCATGAATTTCCTAGAGTTTTTCCCAATACGCCTTCTAAAATTATGTTTATCATATGTTTTTGTAATAAAACTCATCATTATTTACACTGTATAAAAGCATCGGCAAATAAAAATATTTTTGATTTTCTAAGTCCCATTTAGAAAATCCTTTTTCTTTTACATGTTCTGGATGACTATGAAAAACGATACATTCATCAGAATAATCGCTTTCTTTTGGAGATATAAGAAAAAAACTTTTAGGATTTGGATGAACGTTTACCATTTTTTTAAAATAATAATCATTGTTTTTTTTTAATAAAAAACCGCAGATTTCATCATCTGAAGATAAACTTTCTTTTCTTAGTTCTTCTAAAAGATTTTTATTAAGATCCTGGTAATTTATAATCATAACTTAAAGTTCCAGGAAACGAACCAAAAGGAATATTTTGAATATTATTAAATCTCAAAGAACAACCATTTAAATTTCTAGAACATTTGTCCTCTTTCCATATATTAGTATAATCCATAGGATGTTTAGCTGATACTCCCTCATTGCTTAAACAAACAAAAAAACGAGAAGGCAAAATAGAATTTTTTTGAATTACTGTTTCATTAAAATCAAAATCAATTTCTTCATCTATTTTTACAAAATCTCCCTGTGAATAAACTGTATTACTATTATAATCGCCTTTATAACTTAAACTGGTTAAACCATAAGATTCAAAATTAGAATAAATATTATCTGGATATTTTAAAAATAGTTTGTTATTTTCATCTGCAACTGTAACCCCTAAATTTCCTTCTTGAGTAAAAGCTGATTGACTAAAAATTGTTGACCCTTTAATAGTTTCAAGATTTTGGTAATAATTAGATATTTGTATATTATACTTAATAGATAGATATGAAAAAACAGATTTTATTGCAGCATCGTTTAATTTTTTATTAAAAACAATTACTTCATAAACAACAATATCACTTCTTGATTCACCTAATATATTAAAACTTAATTTTAATGAATCCAGTTCTGATGAAATATTTTTTGAAAATAGCTGTGTTCCATTTTTATACAATGCATTTTTTTCTCCGCTTTTATGAGTGTAACCGTATATTTTTGGAGATAAATCATAATAACCCCAAATTTTTTTATCTTCTTTGAATGTGTTAGACGGATAAACTAAATCAGCCCAACCTTTATCATAACCAAGTAAAAAATTTTTATTTGAAGCCTCCGTGCTTGAAGCTAACCCTCTAGCTATATATACACCATTGGGCGCACCTTCTCTAGCCGTATCGAATCTTTTATTAGTAGTTTCGGAAACGTAAAAAATAGTCAAGTCATTACCAGATCCAAAAAATAAAGAATCAATTAACAACGAATCTTCAGCTAATAAGAATGCTCCTTCTTGATTATTTAATCTTCCTGAATTTGTAAATTTTTTTAAATTACCTGTCAGAGTTATAGTTTTAGCGGTTCCGCTAGTATTTATAGTAGTCGAACTGTCTGCCCAAGCCGTTAATTTTTGAAATAAATATTTTTTTCCAGAAGATGCTGCCACCTCAGTAGTAGTAGAACCATACGTTTTTCCAGTAGTATTATTTAACCATAACGATAAATTTGTAGTAAGTAAATCATTAGAAGATACGCTTATTACAGAAGCGAGAGTGGTAAAATTTGTTATTTTGACTGGTATTGTTGGGCCATCGTAATCAGATAATTTTCCATAATTACATCCATATCCTCTATATTGCCACTGACAAATATCATTATAAACCTTTCTTGATGGAACTGTTTGACCATCCAAATCCAAAATATTAGCTAATTGAAATTCTACTTTATCTTTATTTTCAGAATTCTTTTTCTGAATAACAAACGCATCAACAGATATGAAAGATGAAAAAGAAGAAACTCCTAAAGTATTTTTATTAGATCCACCAAAATTAACATCATCTAAATCTTTTGTTAGTATTTTTTTTCTATAGAAACGTTTACCTATAAGATCTTTTCTGTCTTTTATCAAATTACTGATATAATTATTTACATTTGCTATAGATAAAGTAGGTCTATTTTGCTTTGCTTCTGAAGAGTATTCTAAATTAGATATCTCGCAAGGAATAAAAATGTACTCTTTTTGTTTAAAAATTATGTTTGATTTCAAATTTTTAGATCCATGAAACCTAAAATATCCATCAAAATCATTTAGCTTTATTTCAAAAAGATCTAAAACACTCGTATTATCCAATAAAAATAAATTTGACATTTTAATATAATAAAGAATTAAAAATAAATTTACACTATTAACTAAAATACATGTTCAAAAAAGGATGCGATAGATTTGCTGGAAATCGTAAAGATGTATTTGCGTTAGTCATTTGTAAATCGCTTGAACTTTTTAATAAAACTTTTCTATTATCATAACCTAACGATTCTAAAATAAGATTTCTATCTTGAGTCATTGAAGAAACGTCTCTTGAAGTTCCATATAAATAATCAAACAAAAACATTCTTACTCCACCAGAACCTGGGTTATTTCCAATTGAAATATTACAATTTATATTATTAGAATAATTTATATCTGGTTTTATTAATATTTTTGCCGTATAAGATATTAAACCATTTACTTTAGTAATTACATTCAAAATATTATAAGCAGCATTTTGTTGATTTGAAGACGGCAATTCTAAATAACTATACATTTCGACAAAAAATAAAGAAAAAGTATTTAAAGGTATATCCAAAGCTCCTTGATTAATTATAAATGGAGTATTTGTTGCTGTTGGAGACGCTAAAGAATTAGGCGTATTGCATAAATTAAAAAATTTATTAGAAATAAATTCAGGCGGCGGATTGGAATTATTTCTTCCAGATTCTGTTATAACGCGAGTGGTAGTTTGAAAAACATTAAAATCGCCAGGAAAATAAGAGTTATTTATATTTACTGTATCTAAGCCATTTGCCTGTTGATATTCAGAAATAAATTGTTTAGATAATAATGGAGATAAAGAAAAAACACTATAATTTTGTTCTGTATTCCCAAATCTACCAGTAGTTTCAGCAGTATAACTATTGTTATATATAGTGTTTGAATTATCTGAACTAGCTTGAAATTTGTGAACTTGATTAGAGCCTGAAAACAAAGCTCTTGTTGTACTTGCGTTAGCTAAAGCGTAAACTAAAAAAGCATAACTTGGATTTTTTGGCACATTAAAAGAAAAATTAGATATACCAATACTTTTTGTTGAAGCTAGTTCATAAAATTTTTGACCATAAGCTTGTGTAATTTTTAAACAGTTAGCTTCTCCAGTTAATGATAATCCAGATAATATATTAGTATCTGATGCCCAAGTATTTGTTTGGTCGCCCGGTGAACCAGATATATCGCTTGTTTTAAATCTAAAATATAAACTTTTACTATCAAATGAATTTTTTCTTATATTAAAGTATATATTTGGTAATGTACTTGACGCTATAGATGTTAATTTTCCAGAGTCTGCATTTGACCCAACACCATTAACGCTTACCCCTTGAGAAAAAGGAGTCACGGTTTGTCCGTTTGCATTTATAGTTGTTGAATTTACTGGTGGTACTAAAGTAGCGGTCTGTGAACTAGATACAGAATCGTTGACTGGTTTGGAAGCAGGATCAACTTTATATATATTTATAGCAGTAGTTATATTATTATCATATATAACAGCCTTATCTTCAGACAGGTAATTAATAGTTCCTATTTTGTATTGTCCCATATTATGGATTTTTTAAATTTATGTGGTTTATTGTTTTTATTTCTGATCCATTTATTGGTATTGAAAAACCTTTATTAGTTTCATCGGTTATTAATAAACCTTGTCCACCACCAATACCCGCATAAAAAAGGCTATCTAAATCTTTATATACATAATACTGTATAGTTCTTGTGTTTAAACTATCAGATGTATCATTGTATTTTACATCATCAAATTTAAATATTGGACCACCATTTGTTGCTGCTGAAAAATCTCCATCACCCCTTACCTGAACCCCTTGACCGCCATAACCATATAAATTAACATTTTCAAATTCTAATTCTAATCTAAATATACCACCAACTCCTGTATTAAAAGCCATTTGTATATCGCTTCTGGGTATAAAATTAATAGCTCCTTTAGAAACAACAGAAGATTTATATGTTGCATTACCAATTGAGTTATCACTTGGAGAAAATTTTACATTTATTCCAGAATATTTTCTAAAATCTGCTGAATCTCCATTCAGTTTGTATAGAGATTCAAATAAATCAAAATCACTTTCAGCATTAGATAAATAATTTAAATATAATATAGTTGGAGTTATTTTTAAATTTTCACCTGGACTCGCATGATTTCCACTATATGTAGCATCATCTAATATAGGATAATCATAATCATAACCAGTAGCATAAGTATACTCCCCAGTTCCACCAGTAACATTAACCGCTTGAATTCTAGCGTAATAATTTTGATTAAAAGATAAGTTTGTTTTTGTAACTGAATGGTTTTCATTGTTAAAACCATCATAACCCCCATACAAAGGAAACACACCATTTGTATTTTCTTGTACATATTCATAGTTAATAATAGGTGAAGTGAAAGATGAATCAGTAGACAATTCTAGCTTAAATCCTGTATAATAATCTAAATTATTAATGCAAGACCAATAAAAAGCTAAACTTGGACTTGCATCTATTTTTGAATAGTTTTTTACAGCATAAAATTTGCCCAATTTTTTAGGAATAGGAAATCCTGTTATTCTATTTCCAGTAACATTGATAGTTAAATTACTATCTGAGTCGCCAATATTCGATTGCGAATCAATTGTTACAGTAGCGTATTCTTGTCCTTGTGATCTATCTGTAGATAAATTAAAAGTTCTAAATGGACTGTGTAATATATAAAAAGATCCCGATTCATTACAATTTATTATTTTTGTTATTTGTTTTTGATCTGGATCTAAATAATCTAAAGAATCAGATATAAATATAGTGTCATATAACAAACCACCTGCGGCTGTCGTAGGAGTTACAGAAGCATCAAAAGTAGTATTAGATATATTTATTTTATACTGAACTGGAAAATTACCACTATTTTGAATAACTACTCCAGTATAACCACCAAATCCAGTTGGTACTTGTCCTAAGCTTACACCTGTTAAATATGTACTCATGAAGTAAAAGTTATTAATGAATTGAAAACTGTTAATGCTGAAAATTTACTATTAAACTGAATAAATTTTGCATTTATACTATTGTTGTCATAAAATTGATAAGTATGATTCCATTCAGGACAATAAACTTGAATCGTTTTATTATACGGTTGAGGCAAAGTATAATTAAAAATTTTAAATCCTGCTTTATCATCTAAAAACTTTAATATAGCTAGAGTTTCTTTATTTGATCGTTTTGTTAATTTAACTTCAAATTCAAAAATGTTAGGATACTCTCCATCTTTTCTATATTCTTTTGTAGAGTTTTTAAAATCTACTGATTTAATTCTTATATTTTCTTGAATATCGTAATCAATATCTTGTTTAAAATAAAAATCTCTAGTAAAATAAGTACTTACTCCTGTTGGACTGTTTTGAGGGGATAAAGGACCAGTGGAACCTTGAGCCACACCTTTAGCTTGTCCAGTGTAAAAATAATACCCTCTTTGAGAAAAATTTGTTGATGGATAATAAAACACATCATTATAAGCAAATTCGAATGTAGTATCAGTATATGTTTTTATATTCTTCTCGTCCAACAAAACATACATGCCTTTATAATTTAAACAACTTTCATAAAACGATTCCGCTTCTATATTAATTTTATTAATATCATTGTAAGGAGTAGAATGGTTTATATTTAAAAAATAAGTTTCGCAATCTTGTTTGTAAGGAGTGAATAAATCTAAATCAACTCCTTTAAAACCTTCATAATCACTTTTATTTTTTGATTGTGGAGTGTTTTCAAAATAAGTTATTAAAGTTTTTGCTTGTAAATCTGTCAAGCCATCATAAATAATATTAAATTTAGAATTTAATGTATTTATTCCATTAGTTACATTTGTCTTGTATCCATCACCAAATGTTAAAGGAGATAATTTTGCTGAAAAAGAGGCCGAACTTCCATAAGAAAGAAAAAATAAATCATTTATGTTTCTTGTCCAATAACTATTTCCAGTATATGTTATTGGTGAATAATCAGATCCAGTTGGAACATTATTTTTTGCAAAATATAAACCTTCATTTTTAAAATACTTTTCAAATAAATATTTTTCATATTGATCTATTTGAGAAGTATTTAAAGAGCCAGTGAAATGAATTATTTCATGATATCTTATGCCAACATTTTTAGCATTTAACCCTAAAGTTAATTCACCGGATTTCCAATAATCATTAAAAGATGAATATGTTCCTAATTCATATCCATTTTGTCTAATTTTTATAGTGTTAGCTGAAGAGTTTTGAATCAAAGTCACAATATTCTTGTCATCGTAAATGCTAGAAATAGCATCGAACTGTTGACTATCTAGTATAAATTTTGCTGAAAATAATTCGTCCTTACCATTTACTTTTAATAATCCATAATTATTCCCCGTTCCAAATTTGCAAATTGTTTGTTCAGTGATATTCGATGGAGTCAAAACTTCAAAAGCT